CCCGCGAATATCCGAGCCTTTCATACCGGAGCTGGAGATCACCACGCCGGAGGCCTTGCTGCCGGCGATGGTGGGCAGCACGATCCGATCGGACGCCCAGTCGATCCGCGTCGGCTCACCCTTGTACTTCTGGCCCTTCTGGCGATTGGTGATCCGCTCGAGACACTGGACGGGGTACGTCACTTCAGGGAAGTCAGCCTGCAGCAGCGGGTTGGTTTCGAGCCAAATCTTGATATTCTCCAGCAGGTCGCGGGCACGTTCGGCGCTGGCGGCGATCAGGCAGACGAACGGCGTCGCCCCGATCAACGCCGACCACAGCACCGCCGTCTGGCACAGCACTGTCTTGCCTGATCCGCGAGGCATGGCCATGGCGAACAGTCCGCCGGTGCGCACCGCCTTCTCGATCTTTTCGATTACACGCAGGTGGTCATCGGACCACGGCAGGTAAAAGACCTCAGCAAAGTACGTCTCGCAGAAGTCTTGGAACGACGCTTCGCACCGCGCCTTACGCTGCGGATCGGCGACGGCGGGAATCTCACCGATGTCCTGAGCCGCGCGGACGGACTCGGCGTTGCGCTGGGCCTGGCGTGCCTTCTGCTGTTCGTAGGTCAGCCGTTCGGCCTTCGGCTTGAAGTACTCCAGCGTCAGCCAGGCCCCGTAGCGAAACAGGTCCACCGTCCGTGCGTCACCCAGGCGATAGCCGGCCTGGTTGCGGTGCCGACGCAGCTGGAACTCGGTCAGCACGCTGCCGAAGTCGGTCGCGTTGACCAGCCGCAGCAGGTCGGCCGGGCGCAGTTTACGGGGGTCAATCTTCGCGGCCACCGGTCACCTCCGCGGCCAGGTAGGCCACATACTCAATCAGGCTGAACGTCCCGTCCGCTCGCAGCAAGCCGGCCTCCTCGACCACCTGGCGGACCTGTTCGGCGTCGATCCGCCGCCGGTACGCCGAGGCGAGGATTCTGGCCGCCTGTGAGGGCGTCAGGGCCGTAATTTTCAAGGATTCAGCGGTCATATCTCTAGCCCCCGTACGAGTTAATAAAAATCTGTAAATTCTTTGCCCACAAGCATTTAATTGCCTTGATGGGGTTGCGATTCCATGGCTTCATGTGGGTGTAACGCAAGCAATAGCAAGGAGATACGCCATGACTAAGAACGAACAGAAAAGGATGCAAAAGGCCCTGGAACAGATCGCTCCCGAGCATCTGGGTATTGAGACGCTGACCGCCCGCAAGCGCGACTGCCTCGACTTCCACGAGGTTTCGGTCTGGGGCGTGAAGGCCGCCCTCGAAGCCGCCTACGACGCTGCCTTGGCCAAGGCCAAGGCCTACCGCGCCACCGCCATCGAGGTTCGCGACGGCAGCGTGGTCATCACCTGGACTCTGGCGGGCAACGACCTCGACAGCGCCCGCGAGCGGGCCCGCGAGCAGGCCGCACGCCGGGGCTTCTGCAGCGACATCTTCGTCCGCGTCGAGCGGATCGAGGACTAACCCCAAGACAAGGAGCCAACCATGCGAATCACACGGATCGACTTCGAAGGACGCCACGAGATCAACGGGCAATCGGGTCATTGGTACGCCACCGCCCAACGCCGCGACGGGATGCACAACGGACCGGACATCATCGAGGTGACGATCCTCTCCCCGGAATCCCCTGATGGCCGCAAGCACTACGTCAACGCGGATTGCGAAGAGGACATCTTCTCGATGGCCGAGTGCCTCCAATTCCAACTCGACGGGTACACCGGCTCGAACTCGGAGATCAACGACTACCACCGCGCGTTGCTCCGTCTGAGCAACTGCTGACCACGAAAGGAGCACACCATGGCCACGACGAAACAAACCGCCAGTGAGCTGTACGACGAACGCCGTCAGGACATCGACCGCGTGATGGACTGGATCGAGCTCGAACTTGACAAGCACAAGACTAACGCCAAGGCCAACCCGGCCGACTGGGGCTACCCCGGCGACTTCGGGCACGTCCGCGAAAAGCTGATCGAAACGTTGGCATTCCTCACCAACAGCGAGCCGCAAGACATCGAAGACCTGCTCAGCGAATGTCGCTGAGCGTTTTTCCACCACCTTCCAGCAAGGAGACATGCAATGAAGAAGGACCAGATCAAGATCGGACGAGTGTACGCCGCGAAGGTAACCGGGAAAGTCGTTCCGGTACAGATCAACGCCGAGAACCCCAATGGCGGCTGGGATGCCACGAACATCCACACGAACCGTCCGGTCCGCATCAAGAGTGCCCAACGCCTGCGGAACCAAGTCATCATCCCCGGTGCGGACGACGCGACGAAGGACGGCAAGGCCGCCCGCAAGTCGGCCACACGGGCGAAGGAATCCGCCAAGCTGACCACCAAGGCCAAGGCTGAAACAAAGCGCGACACGGGCGAACGTGGCGCGACGACTGGCCAACGTGAGGCCAACCAAGCCAAACCGATGAGTCTGCTCGACACAGCCGCGCACCTGCTGAGCCTGGGCACCGGCGACCCGATGCGGTGTAAGGACATCGTGAACCTCGCCGTCACTCGCGGGTTGTGGACGCCCGGCAAGGGACGCACGCCCGCGAACACGCTCTACGCATCCATTTTGCGTGAGATCAAGACCAAGGGCGAGGCCAGCCGGTTCGTCAAAGCCGAACGCGGCCAGTTCGCCTTGGCCAGCAGGAAAGGAGCGTGAAGCATGCGACGATCCATCGAACATCGGGACATCGAATTTCGAGGCACGTCCGGCGGCGCTATGGAACGCGTCGTCAAACTGCCCGACGAACGCGAGTACGCGCATCGCTGCTCGCAGGCCGTCTTCGAGGCGGTCGCCGGTTACTTCGATGATCACAAACGCGAAGGCGTGAGGATTCAGTCCCTCGCCGATGCGCTCGGCGCGCCGATGACGCAGGTCAACGTCGCTCTGCAGCTGCTCACCGAACGTGGCTTGCTGGAAACGCACGGTCGCCTGGGTTACGTCGCGCCCGGATACGCCAGCGCGTTCTTTGAGCACGCCATGACAGAGTTCTACGCCTTGATCGAGGGCCATCCGCCAGAGTTTCGGGAAGACTAAGGTCACGCCACACCCTCCTCGACAGCCCCGGCTTCCGTCGGGGTTGTCTCAGTCACGGACTCCGCCTCAATTCGCTCTGCCTTTCTCCCCGTAAACTTCTCCCATCGCTCGACGATCACGTCGCAATAAGCCTGATCCAGCTCCATCAAGAACGCCCGCCGGTCGGTCTGCTCGCAGCCGATCAGCGTCGAGCCACTACCACCGAACAGGTCGAGCACATTCTGGTCCGGCAGCGACGAGTACTGAATTGACCTTACCGCCAGCTCTACGGGCTTTTCGGTCAGATGTACCATCGCCTGCGGATTCACCTTTTTGACGTGCCACAGATCGGTGGCGTTGTTGGGGCCGTAGAACTCGTGGCCAGCGCCTTCCTTCCAGCCGTAGAAGCAAATCTCGAACGCACCCATGAAGTCCTTGCGCGTCAGTACTGGATGCTGTTTATCCCACACCAGCCCCTGCGAAAAGTATAGCCCGGCGGCCTTGAGTGGCGCAGGGTAGTTGCCCAGATTGGCGTACCCGCCCCAGATGTAGAACGAGCCGCCTGGCTTGAGCACGCGCGAGGCGTTAGCGAACCACGCCAGCAGCATCTGATCGAACGCCTCGTCGCTGACGAAATCGTTCTCCAGCGGCCGATCCTTGGCCCGCATCTTCTTGCGGGCCTTGGCCGGATCGGTGACGCCGCGCGCTACGTCAAAACCTTGGTGGTGCATCTTCTTCGACAGGTCGGGGTGAGAGCTGTTGCCGGCAGCGATGGCCGTACTGCTGCGCGGTTCCACGCGGACATTATATGGGGGGTCCATCGAAACCAGATCAATGGTCGCACCGTCCAGCAGCCGGTCGAGATCGTCGACACTTCTGCTGTCGCCGCACATCAGACGATGGTCGCCCAGCAGCCAAATGTCACCGCGCTGCGTGATCGGATCATCGGGCGGCTCGGGCACTTCGTCGGGGTCGGTCAACCCCTCGGTTACGTCGCCATCGAGCATCTTTGCCAGCTCGGTCTCGTCAAAGCCTAGCAGGCTCAGATCGTAGTCGGACTGCTGCAGGTCCTTTAGCTCGATAGGGAGGATATCCAGGTCCCATTCAGCCAGTTCACCGGTCTTGTTGTCAGCGATCCGGTAAGCGCGAACCTGCTGCGGCGTCAAACCGGTGGCGACATGCACAGGCACCTTGGCCAAGCCGAGTTTCTGCGCCGCCTTCCAGCGGGTGTGGCCGACGATGATCACGCCATCTTCGTCTACGACAATCGGCTGGCGAAAGCCGAATTCTGCGAGACTGGCCGCGACGACATCGACAGCCTGGTCATTGATTCGCGGGTTCCGCTCATACGGGCGGATGTCGTCGATCTTGCGTAGCTCGACGGCAAACTTCTGCATCATTGCATCCTGGGTAGCGGTCATGAAATCACCTCCATGTGCCTTGGTGTTAAGCGCCGACAATTCGGCGCGTTGCAAACAAACTGTCTCTGCACAGCCGACGCGTTCCCGTGCCATCTTGAGCCCTGGGCCCGGGTAGGACCCGCGAGCAAGCCCCTACGGCACGGGGAGTATCGCGGGGCGTTTTGGACGCCCGCGTACTCCCCCGTAGGGGGAGGGTGTGGTCAGTTTCCGGCGTAGTTTCCAATGTGAAGCAACGTAAGTTCAGCAATTGCAATCGCTTAAGTGCTCTTGTGACTTGGAAACTGAGACGCGTTTTGCGGCGCGTCTCACGTTTTGTCGCACGCTTTACTAGCCTTTTCTCGTAAGTCATGTATTAACAACCTTTTGCATCAATCACTTTGGAAACTGAATACGCCGTTTTTGGAAACTCAGTTTCCAGCAGTTTCCGGCGAGTTTCCAAACACCGCACGGCGAACTTGGTTGACGTACTGCCGCGAGACACCTACCACGTCGGCGATTCCTTGGGTGTCGGCGCTGGGGTCATGGGCTATCAATGCCGCCGTCCAGAGACCCTTCTCGCCGTTCGCCCCGGGCCGGTTCTTGACGTATACCATCCTTGATCCAGCCCGGATGCGCGATACCAAGCCACGCTCCATGGCTAGCTCGAGCATCTCTTCAGCCTTGCGTTCTGATAGGCTGAATTGCTGGTTGGCCTCGTAACCGACCGACCGTTTCGAGCACGGATCATTGATGGCAATGCACTGTTCGACGAATTCATCCAGCCCCACCGTCTTGGGCTTGCTGGACTTGGCCGCGCCCAGCAGTGCGGACGTATCCACCGTGTCGGTCGGCGTGAACAGCGGCCAGTTCCACTTCAGCGCCTTGGGCGGCATGGGCGGCCAACTGCGAACCGCCGAATCCAGAATGATGATGCCCTCCTCCTCGTGCGGCCGCAGAATCAGATGCGTATCCGCTGCCCGGCTCTGGCTGCCCGCGCCGGCGCCGACATCGGTGACAGCCTTGCCGGACTGGTTGCCCTTGGAGGTATGGTGGATCAGTACGAACGCGCAGCCCAGCCGGCTGGCGCAGTGATCGATCACGTTGTAGAGGTTGGCAATCGCGCCGTTGTCGTTTTCGTCGGTATCGCGTGGCAGCGTCCGGTAGAACGCATCGAGGATGATCAGCTTGTACTGGCCCGGCTCGATGCCCTCGAACATACGGGCCAGGCCGTACAGGTCGTGCAGCCGGCCGCGCAGCGAGACCATGTCGATATTGCCGCTGTAGAGGTGATGCGGAAAGCCCATGGCCTCGCTGATCACCCGGTAGCGGTAGGCGATGGTATTGGTGTGCAGCTCGTTATCGATGTGCAGCACGCGCCCCGGCTCGACGGTCAGGCCCAGCCAGTCCAAGCCCGAAGCGATGGAGATCGCCAGGTGCGAGACGAACCATGACTTGCCCACCTTCGGGCTGGCGATGATGTTCATGGTCTCGCCCTCGCGAAGCAGCTCGTGGATTATCGGACGATTGAGGCCGCCAAACTCATCGATGAGGGTCTTGAGTCTCTGAATATCTGGACCGTCACTGGCGATGTCGGCCAGAGATGGCGGTCCCTTGCGCACAATGGCCGAGATGTCCACACCATTGGTATTGTCCGCCGGACAATCGCTTCCGAAACCCATGGTCCGCAGACAGCGGGCGGCTTGTTCGTAGTCTCCGCCGTGTTCGAGCAGTGTGTAGACCGAAAACGGGGAGTAGCCCTGATTGGGCTCGAACGGCGTAGCATTCGAGCTGAATACGTAGAAGACCCGCTCCTTGAGCGTAGCGGATGTGCCCGAGTCCTTGCCGGGTCTGCGCCAGTATTCGTTATCGCCGCCTTTGACGAGCGTCCAGCCATGGGCTCGCAGCAGGGCTCGCACATCCCCGCGATGGTTGAAGTCATCACCGGGGCGTGCGCCCATCTCTGGCTGAGACCCGCATGATCCGACGGACATCGGGCTTGTCTGGCCGACCATGCCATTGTCCGACGAACAATCGCCACGGTGCGAATTCTCTGCCGACATGGCGTGGATGTGGGCATTGTCCGTCACACCATGCCGATTATCCGCATCATCGGCCGACAAGCCGCAAAGGTGCGAAATGTCCACTGACATCGGGCGACTATGGCCATTATCCGACGGACAATCGCACATCTGGCCGTTCTCTGTCGAACAACAGCCATTGTCCGAATGGTCGGCTGAGATTTTGCCTTGTTCGACCGACAATGCGCTTCTCAGGCCGATGTTCGCCGACCCCTTCGGACCATTGACCGCCGGCGGCAGATATTCGTTCAATTCCCACGCCGCCTGGAGCAGAACGTCACGTTCGTCCGCGGTCAACACGGGCGGATTTGCCAGGTCTCCCTGAGTAACTTTGTACCCAGCCGTCGGGGCACACAGGAACAGGCCGCCTTCGCCCCGCGTCTCGATCAGTGTGATAGTTTTCTCGCCCACACGGCGCTGGGCCAGTTTCAGATTGCCACAGACAGCTGCGACGCAGTGGTAGATCACGTGCCAACCGCCCGAGGGTGTACCTTCAATGACCAGCCGGTCACGCAAATCGGCCGGGATACGGTCCCACCACGCCGAGAACAATTCACCACCGGCGTCGAAATCGATGATCTCTACATTATTCGACGAGACGCCGCAGAGAATGCAGACAGCGTCCGGGTTGTTCGCCATCCATGCGGACAATTCAGGCACAGTGGGCAGTCTCTTTTGATACTGCTTCCACCGCCCCACAGCCGGGCGTTTCTCGGTCCGACGCGCAGGCAGTACACACAGACCCGCCTGGAGGTATGCCTGGGCCCAGCGTAATATGTCAGGTTGATTGGGCATGGGGTCTAGAATGGCACTCCGCTGTCGTCCTCAGCAAACACATACTCCGGCAGATCATCACCCTCGCGATCATCACTGCCATCGAGCTGGGGCGGGACTGGCCCTAGCTCATAGTCGATGATGCGGTCATATTTCTCGCCCGCAACCGAACGCACTGTGATGGCTTTTGTTTCGGCAATACCACCCGCCTCGCAGATCGCCACAGCCTCCTCGGCCGTCTTCGGTAAAGGCTCGCGGGACCGCGCCCGCCACCACTGCTCGGCCTTGGCGCGGGCGTAGCCGGTATGTTCAAAGCAGATCCACTCGGAGATGTACTGCTGCCAGCCAATCGTGTATTCGACCCGCATACTCCGCGGCCCCTCGGGGTTGTCGCGTTTGACGTGTACGCTGTAGCTGATGTCGCGCACCTCGTAGTCGGTGGTGGTCACCTCACCCGAAAGGATGGGCGCCTCACTGGCCTGGCGTTCGTGCTTATCCCGCTGGGGCGGCGGGAACTCATGGCCACACTCAGGACAGACGGCGTAGGCCGCATGAATGAGGGCGCTACAGCCGGGACACTCCTTGGCTGGCGCTTCGCCGCTGCCCTGATCTGGGGTGTTTACCTGCAGGGCATCGATGGGGCCGTGACGCAGCACATTGCCGGCGAAGTCTAAAACGAGACAGTCCTTTTTGGAGGGATGCAGACGGAAACCGCGACCAATTGCCTGGCAATAGAGTCCCGGTGAATTGGTGGGTCGCAGCAAGGCGATACAGTCGATGTTGGGCGCATCAAACCCCGTGGTCAACACATTGACGTTGACCAGATACTTGAGCTTGCCCGCCTTGAAACGCTCCAAGGTCTCGGCCCGCTCAAAGGGTAGCGTCTCGCCGCAGACAAAACCGCATTCCTGGCCCAACTCGCCCAGGATGTGCTGAATGTGCAAGGCGTGCTGGACGCCACTGGCAAAGATCAGCACGCTGTGGCGGTCCTGGGTAAGCTCAACAATCTCGCGACAGGCCGCACGCACCAGGCCATCCTCGTCCATGAGCTGTTCCACTTCCGTCGCGACAAATTCGCCGCCGCGCAGGTGCAAGCCCGAGGTGTCGACCTTGCGCTGACCGGCCTTGGTCTTGAGGGGGCAGAGATAACCCTGCACCATCAGCTCACGTACGCCGATCTCGTAGCAGACATGGTTGAGCAGGTTCTCCGGCGCGCAGATCATACCCGTCGACATGCGAAAGGGCGTGGCGGTAAAGCCGATCAGCCGTACGAGCGGGTTGACCACCTTCGCCTCGGCCAGGAATTGGCGATAACGACCTTCGCCATCGGGTGGCAACATGTGGGCCTCGTCAAGCAGAATCAAATCAAAGGCGCCAAGCTCACAGGCCCGCTGGTAGACGCTCTGGATGCCCGCGACGATAATGGGGTGTTCGGTATCGCGGCTCTTGAGGCCAGCCGAATACACGCCGATCTGATGCCACAGGTCGGGCGCCAGGGCATGGAGCTTGTCCACCGCCTGCTCGAGCAGCTCCTTGACGTGCGCCAGTACCAGCACCCGCCCATTCCACTGCTGCACCGCATCGCGACAGATGGTGGAAATCAGGATGCTCTTGCCGGCGCCCGTGGGACAGACCACGCAGGGGTTGTCATCACGCCGACGCAGGTGGTCGTACACGGCCGCCACGGCCTCTTGTTGGTATTGACGCAAGATCAGGGTGCTGGGCTCCGTCTCGTTCAGGGTCTTTTCTGGTCGTTCTGTATGGTCAAGGGACACGTTGTTAGTTTCTTTCCGGACTCAAGGGCCCACCGCACAGCGGGCACCGGCACAGGGGAAACTCCAGGATGCGCACGTCAAGTCGGCCGCCCTTGATGACGTGTCGTCGCCGGATGCTAAGCAAATCGATCTGGCTGTCGTCATGATAGATTCCGGCATGCTCGATGGAGTCGATGGCGGCCTTCTGTAAATTATCAATATCACGACGTCGCCTATCCGGAGGAAACGCATCCATGGCCAGGGCGATGCGCCCGTCCATCGGTGGCTTACGGGGCCCGCTACCGCCCAACAGGGCACAGACGTTCGCGCGGAACGTCCGGCCCTCCCGGCTGATCAAGGTGCGCGGCCCGACCCGGCGGTAGTAATGGTTGACACTGGGCGGATAAGGTAGGGTTATCAGCATGGCAACCTCCTTAGCGCTGCCACGGGGGCGTCGCATCCGTCGTCGAGGCCTGCTGGGGTTGCCCGGCAGCCGAGGGTTTGGATGCGTAGTCCTTGATCTCGTTGGTCAACTCATCATTGTCGCTGCGTTTCTTGACCTTGACGGTCACGACCAGCGGGATGTTGTGCAGGTCTACGCTATCGCGGGGCTGCATCACGCCCACAGCATGGCAGATGGCCGACAACTCACCGCGGGCGATCTTGACCGCCGTGGCGTTGGGGTTGTTGAGGTTGAGCCGAGCCCAAAGGACACGGTTCTTATACTCGCCCTCCAGGACCGTGAGCGTCAACTGCAGGTAGCTGCCGGCGCCGCTCTTGGTGGCCTTCATCTCCGACTCGGTGATGGCGGCCAGGTATTTCCCCTCCGGCAAGGGTTCAAAACTGGTGGACGGTTCGACTTGACTGGCATCAAAGTTGTTCAGGTTAGCCATGCGTAGTCTCCTTCTCTGTATGGGTGTGAGTGTCACTCATGGCCGCCATGAGGGCTGGCCACGACAGCGGTAGTTCGGCGGGTAGGGAATAGCGGTTCTTGGCCAGGACGACGTTGGTGCCCTCTGTCAGCAGCGTTCGCTTGTCTCCGTCACGGGCGGCATACAGCACCGCGTCGGCCCACTCAATAAAGGGCGGTGCGATCCAGTGGGGCAGGTCCGGCCCGGCCAGACGCAGGTCGAAGCCTTCCGGCGTCGTCATGCGGGTGTTGGCGGCATGGGCCAGCAGGATGATGGCCACACCGTTGTCGGCCACGGTGTTAAGCATCGGCAAGAGGTCGCGATAGACGATGTTCTGGACAATCTCACGTGCCTTGAAGTAGCCGCCGTGGGCCGTGCCCAGCGTATTGGTAATATCACCGGCCGACTTGCCGTCCAGATCCAGCACCACGTGCTCGACAATTCGCTGGACCATCCAGTCGATGGTGTCGATGGCCAGGGCGGCCATATCCTTCGGCGGTGTGGTGGCGATCTCCACCAACCATTGGCGCATCTGGGGCCAGGATTGCAGGTAGGGTGTGCGTTTGAGGCCGGGTACGGCGCCGGCCCCGTTCTCGCAGTCGATGAGCACCGCGCCGGCCGAGGCGGCGAAGGTGGTCTTGCCAGTGCCGGGTTGGCCGTAAACGATCATCTTGGGCGGCACGGGTGTCGTGGTGGTAATCAGCGAATCCGTTAATGCCATGTCTTTTGCTCCTATGTTGGTAAAGGTTGCCAAACAAAAAGAATGCGCCCGGGCGGGCTAGGGAGTCCGGCCGCGTTCATCCGTGATAGCACCCCTGCCGCACGGCACGCCGACCCACCCGAGGCGCGGAGAGGCGTCACGTCACGTCCAATAGGCGGATTTCCTCGTAGCCGGTGGGGAAGGCGTCGATCTCCCACGCCCGACGCAACCGTCGAATGGCGGCCTCATTCTCCTGCCGCGCCATCGCCAGTGTGCTGTCGCTGAGACGCCACACGCCACAGCGGAATGGCTCGACCTTCTCGACGGCCACGAGATAGACGGGGACGAACTCATCAATCACCTGAGCCAGGACGGCCTGGTAGAAGGCGACCTGATTCTGGTAGCGGCGGCGTTTCGTCTCGTTCTCGAACCAGGTCAAGTCGGCCGTGGTCTTGAGATCAACCACGCCCCTGTGAGGATGCAGCCAATCCAAACGCGCCTGGCACGGTGTGTCGCAGTAGGTGGTGCGGATGACACCCTCCGAACGACCGTACAGAAGCAAGTCGACGGCCGCATCGTTCATGGCTACCCCGGAGGCCATCTGCTCGATGAGTTCGACGTTGCTGTGCGAGAGGACGGGCTTGCCCTGGACCTCGGCCCAGGCGGCAAAGGCCTTGGTCGTCGAACCGAAGGGCCTGTTCGTCCTGGGATTGATGGGGCCGCCGAGGGCAAACTGGGATTCGTAGGCGTCGCGGCCCTCGAGGATACGGACGTGTGCCGCACGACCGACCAGCAGCGC